GGCTTTGGTTCAGATACTTGTGGTCCTACTACTGCACCTGCGTCCTCAACTGGCGGTTCTGAATAATTTGGTTTACCCTCAGATACTTGTGGTTTTGTTGTTGAACCAGGACCTGCCTGTGGCTTTGGTTTAGGTGTTTTAGGTGGTTCTGGTGCTTTCTTAATAAACCCATTTGGTTTAACAACATATCCACCACTTTGTTTAGGTGTGTCGGTTGACTTCTTAATTGGTGGTGGTGGTGGTGAAACCACTGGTGTTGAAGGTTTTGGTTCAGGTATCTGTACAGTACTTTGAACTGGTATTGGTGCTTCATCTTTTGGTGTTTGTAAAGTTTGTTCTACTATTTCTTCTACCACTTCCTCAATAGGTGGTGGTGGCGAAACCACTGCTGGCTCCGAAATCACTTCTGCTAAAATTTGTTGTTGAACTGGATTTGGTGGCGGTGGTGGTGGTGGAAAACTTTCTATTGGTCCTGGTGGACTTGGTATTGGTTCAAGTTCATCTCCTCCTGAACCACCCTCATCTGTTATTTCTTCTAAAATTTCTTCTACTGCTATTGGACCTATTGGTAATGATTGAATTTCTGCAGGAGCTTCCAACACCTCAGTAGTTGTATCAGTTGGTAGTGATACTACTTCTGGCACAAATGTTGATTGAGCCGGCACATCTGGAATTTCAGTTGGTGTAAATATTACTGGCGGTGGTGGTGGTGGTGGCGATATCACTGGTGGTGGTGGCGGTGGTGGTGTTTGAACCACTACCGGCGGACTTGGTCTTGTTGCGATTGCATTTGCAATATTCGCTGCAGCATTTCCTGGTGCAGAAGTATCTGTCGCAGGTGGTGAAGGTGGCGGTGTCGGTCTAACCAATGGTGGAACTATTGGTGAACCGGCTGCTGACCTTCCACCAGTAGTCACTTGGTTATTTCTTACCGACTGCCTTGTTTCATTAGAAGTTTCAGAATCTTGTATATTTCCTCTGACACTTCTATTGAACTGACTTCTTATACCTATGTCTATAAATCCCTTTTTCATTATCTTTGTTCGTTCGCTCTTTCTTGTAATGCTCCGTCTGCTAATTCTCTTTCATTAGGGTCAGGGTCATTTAATAATATATCAATCAACTCATCTTCGGATAAGTCTAAGAAATCTGTTGCTGCTCCACTTTCAAGTTGTTGTTGTAGTGTTCCGTTACCTGTATTTTCAGGCATTACATCACTATTGTCTGTATCTTCTTCGCCTGTAATTTTATACATATTCGGTATAACGATTTGTCCACCGACCATATTTTGAGTAAACCCTCTATCTTGTGGGTCTATATCAAACTCTAAGATATGTGGTTTTTTAGAATCAAATTTTATCAATCCCATATTGGCTTTACTGATTGGTGTGTATTCAATCATTTCACCCATTTCAACAAAGTCATTTCTATATTCTCCACCTTTAATGTTTTCATCTAACTCTAAAATAAATTCTGTTCTATCTGGTGATGTTTCTACCAATGGATACTTGTATTCTTTAATAAACACTTCTTCTTGTAGTGATGTATCTTTGTCTTCATTACCACCTTTGAAAAATTTTATTTCGTTGTTGATAACTTTTCTTCTAACCTCACCATTAAAAATATTACCATTTCCGTCCACAAAGATAGTTCTTTCTCTACCGGCTAATCTTCTTAAAAACTTATAAACCACATCATACTCGCCCTCACTAAATCCTAAATCTCTTAGATGTTGTCCAACATTAATGTCTATGAAATCTCCGTCGTTTTCAAAACTAACTTCATTTAATCCTAAAACTTTTGTTACGATTAAGTTTCCGTCAGTATCGTAAACGTGCAACATCATAAAGTCATTTAGTTGGTCTCTACCAAAACTACTATAAACTTTTGTAGGTGCGAATAAATTATTTCGTTCTTGTTGTGTAAATGAATATTCTTGTGCCATTATGAGTCTTTACCTGGTGATTGGTCTACGATATATGGAAATCCTAATCGCAACCATATTCGTTGTCCTTGTGGTGTTCTATATAAATGATTTTCAATTAATTCATCATATTGAAAATCTTTCAAATCTTTTTTTACTTTACCAAATCGTTTACCACTTATACCTGCGGCTTTTCTTGATTTGTTTAATCTAAATTCTTCCCACCCTTGTGCATTACTTCCTTTACTTCTGTTTTCATCAAAGAATTGTAATAATCTATTGTGTAATTTATCTGTTGAAATTTCAGGTGTAAACTCCTCTGAAAAATACTCATTAACAAATTGAATTAGATAATCTCTTAATGTTAATGCAAACTCTACTTCTTTTGTATTTGTTGTGGTTGTGGTTGTATCTGTTTCGTCTGTTGCAATTGGTTGAAAGTAATATGTAAACTCATTGTCTATTTGACCTGTGAAAAAGAATTGTTTATTTTCTAAACGAACTTCTTCAAAATCTTCTTCTAATGAAATGCCAGGTGTCGCACTTTCAAATGAAACCAACACTCCGTCTTCGTCTCGTAAAGGTGAATTAGCATCAACTGACGCTGATACTTGTTGTTTATCTTTTAAATCATTTATTTCAGATTGATATTCACGAATATCACCATTTATAATATTATTATATTTTTCAGATTTTTTTGCTGCTTCACTTGGTAAGTATGGCATTTATTTACCTCACTACTCTAAATTCATAGTTATCATCATAGAAGTTAATTTCTTCATCAGTCGTTCCACTACCACTAACTACTTTAAGACAAAAACGATAATTCCTTTCGGCTTGTAATCCGTCCATTTGAACTCTAAAAAAGTTACCTGTTGTATCACAACTAACTCTTGAACCACTACCAAATGGAACAATAACTTCCTCAGTTTCTGCGTCTCTAATTTCATATTCGGTTGACGCACTTGGTAGATATTTTACATCTAATTCTGCCGGTGTTGTGGCGAAAGAAGTTGTTGGATATAATTCTCTACCAACAATTCTAAATTTTACTATTGACTTTTCTTTATATTCTGGTCTTAAATTTTTAAAATAAATTTTTAGTCTTTCTAAATCTGTCGCAGATAATGCTGATAAACTACCTGAATTCCAAGAACTATCGTCCCAAACTACCTCTAATTTAGGTGGGTAGATTGTATGAGTTTCTCTTGAAAAGTATTTTAGATTACCTAATCGTGTGCTGTCTCCCTCTTGACCAGAGTTAAATCCAAAACTTGATGTAGCAGGATTATTACCATAAGAACCACTATCCTCTCTTTTGACAATAAAGCCGTTGTTCGGGTATACTGAACTTGAATAAATATGATTATTAACCAAGTCAGTTACATCTGCTCTAACATCTTTTCTATCAAATGAAATATCGTAAGAAGCACTAATGTTATATTCTTGATTAGCATCAACACTTGCAGTAAACCAAGTCCCCCCATCAGTCAATACTGAACCTGTTACCCAAGGTGTTTTAGCATCGTGGTCTCTATATTGATAACTTACTCCGTCTGATGTTACGGGGTCGTGGTCAAGTTTTCCTGTTCCTTGTTTCCAACTACCACTAACCATATAAATATGAAGTGATTGTGATGCTTCGACTTCTTCTGATGTTGCGTCAAATAAATTTAAATAATACTTTGCAGTAGAAGGAATTTTTCCGTCCATAATGGATTGTGATATATAAGACAAATCAAAATCAATTAATATTCTTGATACATTTCCTACCGTACCATTATTGTTTACAACTTTATTAATTTCTAATACTTCATCAAATCCTGTATTTATTGAGGCGGTTGTTCCACCTGAATAAATTGTCGCATCTCTTTTCCCAAATTCAAAATAATGCATTATCTATCTCCCACTACTTTACCCTCAATATCACTATTAGGGAACTTCAATTCAAATATGCTTGGGTCTAATGAAGGATATATAACTCCTTCTTGTGATGCGGTTCTTATATCATAAACATTACCACTATACCCATTTTGGACCGAGTGTTTGTTTTCAATCAATATTAAATCTTTGTTTGGATTATTGACTTCTGGTGGAACTAATGATACAACTCCGTCCACTAATGAAATCTGATATGCTAAATCACTTAAAACAATCGGTTGATTTATTTGCCACTTGTCTGGTGCAAAAAAGTCTTTTACCACTTGTATTGATTTAAACAATACATCATTTTTATTATAACCTCTTTTCACAATAATATTAAACTTAACACTAATGTTAATAACATATCCGTCTTTTATATTGATTGCGTCTGTCATTATTCTATATTGTGAAAGATATATTTTTAAATTTTGTTTTACCGCTCTGTTCAATGCTACTAACTTTTTGTTAACATCATAACCCAATAAATACATATTCAATGCTAATGGGTTTGGTTGTTTTGTAGCCGTTCTTGTATCGATAACTTGTCCGTCAATAACTTGTAATTGTCCGTCAGTTTCTAATTGTTCATCTTGAACGATATATGCTTTTGCAATATTACCATATTTTTGTGGTAATGAATAAGCTCTTGTAATATAGTCTGCTTTGGTCACCGCTCTATTTTGTGCATTAAAATATGCAGCAGCATTCTCTTTTATTTGTCTAAGAGTTTCTGAAGAAGAACCACCTGATGCTGGTGATTCATTATTAATTTTAATACTAGCTTCTGCACTAGCTTTTTTAGTAGCATCTAATCCCTCAGTAGAAATGGTATAAATTTTTCTTGCAAAACTTATAATACTATTACTTGCTACATTATGTTCAACTGCTCCACCATAATTATAAGTTACGGTAAGTGTTGTATTACTTGGTGCCAAACCAAATGTTTGTGTTTTTAAAAAATTACTTGGGTCAAACGATTCATCTAATCTTGAAACACCTTGACCTAATGATGAACCAACATTATCTGGATTTGGAATAATTTCTTCATCTGCATTATCACTAATACCTGAACCGAATCTTAATTCCATTTTATTATCATCACGAATATAAGTTGTAAATCTTCTTGATGATTTGATTAATTTTAACAAGTAAGGTGTATCTGTTTCAAACTCGCCTAAATCAGGGTCGTTAAGAGTCGTATTTTGTTCTGATTCAAAGATTGTATCTTGTGCCAAAAATGGAACTTGATAGTATTTGTTATTAGCGCTATCCGTTACTGATATGATTTCTGTTACTTTCTCGTTTGATAAAACTATTTTATCAAATTCTTTTGCATTAGTAAAAGTAAATTCTTCTGATTCTCTTGTGCCGGATTGTGCTAATACTTTTTTAGTTAGTCTAAATAATGTAGGAACATTACCTGAACCCGGGTCTAACAACTGAACATCCATTCTGTCTAATGAACTTGATGCTTTAAAATTAACATCATCTAATAAAGTAAATTCTGTTCCATTGTCTGCTGTTACGGTTGAGTTAGCACTTAACACACCTGCGTAATCTAAATCGGCTTGAAACTCTCCACTAACATTTTTAGCAGGAACTTCAACACTTACGGTTAATTGAACTGATGCTGGTGTTGCCAGTTTAGGTGTGTATCCGTAAGATTGTGCAATAGCTAAAACATTTTTTCTTTCTTCTGCAAATTGTAAAAGTGTTTCTCTAAATTGATTATCAACATAATAGTTCAGAACATCTCCAACATAAGATGCCATTTCAACAAACATCATACCTGGTGATGCTTCATTGAAATCGTTGTATTGGTTTGGGAAATAGTTTTTCGCAAACTCAATTAAATTGTTTCTTATATCTGTAAAATCTCTACCGAGATAATTTACTTCTTTACTAACTAACTTTTTATTTGTACCGTAATCTGGCATTTTTAATCTCCAATTCTAAAGTCGAAATTTAATACTTCAATAGTGTCAGGATTTAAAGGAACTGAAAACTCGATTGAAACATTAACTTGATTATCTTGTTGTGTGGTGAAAACATTAATAATATTAATATATGCTAAGAATCTATCAACTGCTGAACGAATAGCTTCTTCTATTCTGTTTGGAACATCTACACCTTGTTCAAATACAATTGATTTTAATTGTGAGCCGAACTCTGGTTGAAATATTCTTTCACCTGGTGTCGTTAATAACAAGTTTTGTAAGTTTGCTTTTGATTGTTCCAAGACAGTTTTTGTCTTGTAAAAAAATCCCTCTGGACTATGGTCCAATGGAAATCTTATTCCGACATACTTGTCTTCATTTCTATCTATTTCTCTTACACTTCTTGCCATTTGTTATTAAGGTCTGTAATTACCCTCACCACTTTT